CAAAACTTTTAAAGTTATTGCCACATCAGTATCAGCTCATTAGGAATGAGACAACTAAAATATTAGGGATGACCGCAGGATTTGGAAGTGGAAAGACTTTTGCAGTAGCTAGAAAAGGTATATTATTAGCTAAAAAGAACAAAGGTTGTGATGGAATTATAACCGAGCCAAATTTCCCATTATTAACACAAATCCTAATACCTGAAATGAAATCAGCTTTAGATTTTATGGATATTAAATATGAATTTAAATCAGGTGAGTCAATATTTTATTGCGATATAGATGGAGAAGAAACAAGAATAATTTGTAAATCTATGGAAAGCTATGAAAGGCTTATAGGTATCAATGCAGCTTGGGTAATAATGGATGAGTTTGATACAGCCAAAAGCGAACTTGCATATAATGCCTACTTAAAGCTTCTTGGACGTATTCGTGTTGGCAATGTAAGACAGATGGTAATTGTAAGCACCCCAGAAGGTTTTAAAGCTATGTACAGAATATTCATAGAAGAAGCAGATGAAAATAAAACACTTATAAAAGCTAAAACAACAGACAATTACCATTTACCTCAAGACTATATAGATACAATGATGTCTCAATACCCAGCTGAACTTGTTGAAGCGTATATTAATGGAGAGTTTACAAATCTAACAAGTGGAACTGTTTATAATAAATTTGATAGAACTATGAACAACACAACACAGCAATATGACGGAATATCTGATATACATATAGGAATAGATTTCAACGTAACGGCAATGAGTGCCATTTCTTGTATAGTAAGTGATATGACTATAAAAGCAGTTGATGAGTTTGTGGGATTGTTTGATACTCCAGAGCTTATAGAAGCAATAAAGGAACGATACAAAAATAGAAATGTTTATGTTTATCCAGATGCAGCTGGAAATGCAAGAAAGTCAGTATCAGCAAATGAAACAGATATTAAGTTGTTAAAACAAGCAGGTTTTACTGTTAAAGTAGGAAACCAAAATCCTTCTATTATGGATAGAGTAAATACAATGAACTCTTTGTTTTGTAATGCTAAAAATGAAAGAAAACTCTTTATAAATATAGCTAAATGCAAACAACTTACTAAGGCACTAGAACAACAAGCCTATGATAGCAAAACAAATCTACCAGATAAAAACAATGGATATGATAATATGGGTATAGATGCTTTGGGATATTTATGCTATAAACTTATGCCAATAAAAAGAGACATTAGAGCCGTTAATAATAAAAGATATGATAGCTTTATACCTAAAAACGATTGGAGTCCTATATGATAAAGCAAATAACAGTAGAACAGTTTTTTAATAGCAATGGAATTGATGATATGTTAAATAGCTACATACAAGAAAGCAGGTTAGAAAGCATTACATCATCAAATCCACAAAAAGAAATGTATAAAGCTTTAGAAGAAAATAACATCTTGAATGTTTTTGGTGCATATAATAAAGATAAAATAATTGGATTTGTTTCGACTTTTACATCTATTATACCAAAACACGGAATACAATCAACAGTAATAGATAGTATATTTGTTGAAAAATTATATAGAAATAGTGGTTATGGATATAAACTAATACTAAAAGCTAAAGAGGTAGCAAAAGAAAGAGATAGTAAGATATTTCAAGCATCAGCAAACATAGGAGGAAAATTAGATAATGTTTTTAAAAATATGAAAGGAATGGAAGCTACAAATGTTATCTACACAAGTAAACTATAACTCTATTGTAATGTCTAAAAAAGAGATAGAAAATTCAATAGCAATAGAAAAAATCTTGCTAGAACAAGAGCAGCAAGACATAGAAACGCTACATCATTTCCACGCAGGTATATATAGCAGAACAATCCTAATCAAAAAAAATATTATTATAAGTGGGGCATTAATAAAGATACCAACAATTTTATATGCAAGTGGCGATTTATCAATATATATAGGGAAAGCTATACAAAATATCAAAGGATATGGTATAATTACAGCAGATGCAAATAGAAAACAGATAATTTATGCGAATGAAGATTCCTATTTAACTATGGCTTTTGCGACTAAAGCACAAACAGTAAAGGAAGCAGAAAAGGAATTTACAGATGAATATGAAAGACTATTATCTAATAATTGTAAAAACACTATAATTAAGGGGAATTTATGTCAGGAGCAGTAACGGCAACAACATTAGTAGCAGCAACAGCAGCAACAGCAGCAATAGGTGCTGCTGCAACAATGCACACAGCAAATAAGGCATCAAAAGCAGCAAAAGGACAGGCAGCACAACAAGAACGATTAGCACAACAAGCAGCAGAACAACAAGCAAAAGAGTCGGCTGCAGCATTAGATGAACAAAGACGAATTGCAGATGAAGAACTCAAACAAAGAGAAGCAGAACTTGAACAAGTTAGACAAGAAGCAGCACAAAGAGAAGCAGAAACAGCAAGAGCTAAAGAGATTTCAAGTGCTAAGTTGCAAAGAGAACAAAAGCTAACAAATGAACGTAGTTCAAGAATAAGGTCCGCATCACTTCTTACAGGAGGAGAACAAGGTGCTACAAATTTAACACAAGAGCAAGATGTTACAAGTGGTAAATCTTTATTTAGTAAGCTTGGAAGATAAATGTTTGTATCACCAAATTTCACTCAAATAATTTGTAAAGAGTGCAGGTCAATAACTTATATAGTGCCAGAAAAGGCTTTTGAAAAATTAGAATGTAAATGTGAGGAAAACAATGCAAATAGAAAAATTACTACAGCGGTACGCAAGGGCAAAAGCACTAAAGGGAAGTTGGGACAAGACACTTAAAGATGCCTATGAGTATGCTTTACCTAATAGAGAAGCAATCAATCAGAAGCCAGAAGGAAGCAATAAGAAAACTATTATATATGATGATACCGCCATAATTGCATTACAGAAATATGCAAATAGAGTACAATCACAATTAACTCCACCAAACAAACGATGGGGCATATTAGAAGCAGGTACTGAAATACCAATAGAACAAAAAGATGATATTAACTTAAAGCTTGAAGAAGTCAGTAGTATGATTTTTAGCAATCTACCTAAAAGCGGTTTTACATCAGCTATGCACGAAGCTTATCAAGACTTAGGAATATCGACAGGTGTTATTATGTGTGAACACGGGGACGGTATTACTTCACGATTTAAATTTAGAGCAGTACCAATCAATGAGTTAGTTCTTGAAAGTGATATGAATGGATTTGCTAAAACAGTATGGAGAGAGTTTGAAACAGAAGCAGAAACTTTGCCAATGCTTTACCCTGTAGCCAAACTAACAGACGAAATAAAAAAGATAATAAGTGAAAAACCTGACAGAAAACTTAAATTGATTGAAGGAGTTGTATATAACGATAAGAAAAAAAACTATAATCATATTCTTATATATAAAAAAGATAAGCTTATAGATGTGAATATGAAATCAAGTCCATACATAGTATTTAGAGAAAAAAAAGCAACAAAAGAAACTTATGGACGAGGACGAATACTTGATATACTCCCAACTATAAAAACAGTCAATAGACTTTCAGAGCTTGACCTAAGAGCATCAGATTTAAATGCAAATGGAGTTTGGACAATAGCAGATGATGGAGTCATTAATCCATACACAGTCAAGATACAAGCAGGAGCATTGATACCTGTTGATAGCAATAACACAACAAATCCATCAATAGCACCTTTGCCTGTAGCTACTAATTTTGCAGTATCTATGGATAGGATTGAGAGACTACAACATAGAATAAATGAGGTTATGTTAGGAAACATTTTTGGAAATATAGAAGAAACTCCAATAAGAACTGCAACAGAAATGACTATTAGACAAAATGACCTCAATCAAACAACATTAAGCTCATTGGCACGTATTCAACAAGAATTGCTCGAGCCATTAATTGAAAGAATGGTTTTTCTATTAGAGGAACAGGGAGTGTTACCTCCTATTAGAGTTGATGGGAAAGAAGTAGCTATTAAGTTTACAAGTCCAATTAGTAAAATACAAGATACAGAAGATTTACAAAACATAGGTCAGTTTCTACAATATGCACAAGCATTGCCACAAGAACTAGTTGTAGGAACAATCAAGGTCGAGGAAATACCACAATATATAGCAAATAAACTTGGAGTGCCAAAATCACTACAAAGAACTAAAGCAGAACAAGATGCAGCAAAAGAAGCAATGAATAGGACAGAAGTACAAGCAATGCAACAAAGGGAGATGCCGCAACAATGAAAGAGTTATCAAGAGAAGAAATAACACAAATGTATCATCAATGTTTTAATACTGATTATGGCAAAAGAGTATTAGAGCATCTTGAAATTGTGTTTAAAGGGAAAACAGTTTCACCGCAAAGTGACTTGTATCAAATTGGTATTAGGGATGGCAGACGAGACGTTATAGAACAAATCAAAAAAGAAATGGAGAAATAAATGGAATCAGAAAACACTACTGAAGCACAAGTAGAAACAACTCAATCAGAAGCACCACAAGAAGAACAATCTATCGAAACACAAACAACAGAAGATAGTATCGCAGAAGAAAAGCTATTTGCAAATAAATATAAGAGTATAGAGGAATTAGAAAAAGGATATGAAAACCTTAACAGTCTATACAATAAAAGATACAAAGGTTTTGTTGGAAGTCCTGAAGATGGAAAGTACGAATTTGTTCCTAGTGAAGGTATTAATGATGAAATAGCACAAGCGATACTTGATACTCCTATGGCAAAACGTTTACAAGAAAAAGGTGTTGAACGTGGTATGTCTAACGAAATGTTTAATGATCTAATAAATGATTACATTGTTACACAACAAGAACATATAGAAGCTCAAAGAACTATTGAATATGATAAGCTCGGAGAAAATGCAGATAAAAGACTCCAATTAATAGATGAAAAGCTTGGCACATTACTAGAACCACACCTAAAAAAAGCACTTAGTGACTCACTTACAACAGCAGAAGCGGTACAAGCTATTGAATATATGCTTGAAAGCAAAACACAAAACGCAGTCAATCCAGAAGGTACGCAAGTCAAAAATGGATTAAGCGAGGAGGAGTGGCAAAAAATGTACTTAGCAGTTGATGAGTATGGTAATAGAAAAATGAATGACCCATCATATAGAAAAAAAGTTGAGAAACTGTATGAGCAAGTTAGTAGATAATTTGATATTAGTACCTCCATCAGATGAATATGTTATGATGGATAATGGAGAAAAACATATTTATCAAAGAGACGGCTATGTTTGTAGATATGAAAACGGAAAATTGGAAATAGTTACAAATTTAAGCCAAAATGAAATATATGAATTAGTTGAATATGTAAAAAATTTGCAAAAATTAAAAAATATGTTATAATACACATACGAAACATCGAATACCCTTCTTTGAAAGGCTCGAAGTTAGAAATTTTAGGATTTCGGCTTTGGGCTTTCCAAGCCGACACTATAAATCCGCAAATTAATTTTTAAGGAAAAAACAATGTCGGTAACACTATCATCCGTACAATCAAAACAATTTGACACAGAAGTCAAACACGCATATCAAGGTGTTGGTAAATTAAAACCAACTGTTACTATCAGAACAAATGTTACTGGTGGTACTTATGATTTTAGAAAAATGGGTAAAGGTTTAGCTACAGAAAGAACAGCACCATCATCCGATTCAATTCCAATGAATGTTGATAATGCACTTATCACTTGTACTCTTAAAGACTATGATGCTGATGAATACACAGACATCTTTAATGATGCAGAAGTAAATTTTAGCGAAGTTCAAGAGTTGGCACAAGTTATAGCTGGTGCATTAGGTAGAAAAGAAGACCAAAATATTATTGATGCTTTGGCTGCAAGTGGAACATCAAAAGTAGTTGATACAAATGTTGGTGGTGCAACAACAGGTCTTAACGTAGCTAAGTTTAGACGTGCATCAAAACTTCTTAATGATAATGACGTTCCTATGGAAGAAAGACATGCTATCGTTTCATCAGCTGGGCTTGAGGGTATGCTTGGAGAAACAGAAGTAACTTCAATGGATTATGCAAATGTTAAAGCACTTGTTCAAGGTGAAGTTGATACTTTTATGGGATTCAAAGTAAT